GGAAGATTTCTGGTTGCCACGCCGTGAAGGTGGAAAAGGTACAGAGATTACTACACTACCTGGTGGTCAAAATTTAGGTGAGTTAGAAGATGTCAAATACTTTGAAAAGAAACTATACAAGGCACTAAACGTTCCTGTTTCTCGTTTAAATCCAGAAACATCTGGTTTTTCTCTTGGTCGTACCAATGAGATTACCCGTGACGAATTAAAGTTTGCTAAATTTGTAGACCGGCTACGTAACAAATTCTCTGATTTATTTGACCAAGCATTGCGAGTACAATGTGTACTAAAAGGTATCTGTACAGACCAAGAATGGGAAGATTTTAGAACTTACATTCACTACGACTTTATTAAAGACAATAACTTTACTGAACTCAAAGATGCTGAATTAATGAAAGAAAGATTGGCTCTGTTGGCAACAATAGATCCATATACTGGTCGTTATTTTTCACAATCTTGGATTCAACGAAATGTTCTCCGTCTAAACGATGATGAAATCAAAGAGATGCAAGTTGAGATGGACGAAGAAAAAGAAGCAGGTCTTGGATTGCCAGTTGGTGTAACAAATGACGTGGCACAGGCACAAATGATGTCGCAAGTACCAGGTCAACCACAACATCCGTTAGACCAAGAACATGAGGCAGAAATGGCACAACAAGCGGCCGCTAAGTCAAGTGTTAAAGAAGAAACCAATACGTTGGTGAAACTAAAGCGGATATTATAAATATTTGAATTGGAGATTAAAAATGACAGACGCAACAAGACAGATTATTGATTTTGCACAAGATGATAACGGCGTAGAGTTCCGCAATGCTTTGTATTCGGCAATTCACGATAAAGTAACAGATCATATTGAAGCAAAGAAACAAGAGATTGCACACAGTTTAATTGCACCACAACAAGAAGTGGATCAAGAAGATTCACAGACCGAAATAGAACAACAGGAAACAGAAGTTGAAAACACTTAAAGAATTACGTTCACCGTATTTGCCTGGTAGAGATGAAAAAGAATCTCAAATGGATCCGCCAGCGGTTTTAATTATGCGGAGAAAATCAATTCGCCAGTTTCCGGATGGCCAAAGAGTGGCATTATATTATGTGGATAAAATTAATAAATATGTAACCGTACCATACACTGCGATGCAATGGTCATCGACAGAAGATTAACTAGGATAAAAAATGGCAAATATATATTCATATCAAGTTTTAAAGGACGACACTCAACACGCTGTCATTAAATTGACTGGTGCTTTTGATGGAACTGGTCAAGAAAATAATGTGGCCAGAATTGCAGCCAATACATTGTATGGTGCTTTAGATGCAAACAATGTTCCTTTACGTTCCATATTGAGTGCAAGTAATACAGCAAAACCTTATTATGGTTTGAATATTAATCGTATTTGGTATGATACTGACGGTCAAGCTGGTGACGTTCAATTATATTGGGCAAATTCAATAAGTGTGTTTGCAAACTCTGGCACACCAATTGTCTTTATGCAAGGCAATGGTGAATATGATGGTAATGGAAATTGGATTACAATTAAGAATCCTAATGTTTCATCAATTGCAAACACAAATGGAGATATTGGAATCCAGACTCGTGGACAAACAGCCAATTCAAGTTACACAATTATTTTAGAATTGAGAAAAGAAAACGAATATTATCAGCGTGGTCAGTTTAATGATCCAGCAGCATTTAACTATGGTACATATGGTCTGAAACCATAATGAAAAATTTTATTGATGCTCTTCTATCTAATAATTTAATCGAAGCCAAAAGAATATTAGATGAAAGGCTTGATGAATTAACAGATGACGCTTTAACTGATGTCAAAGAAGATATGGCTTTAGAGATGTTTGATATTGACTTAGATGAATTGGAAGAAGCCAATATTATGAAAATGGGCCGAACAAAGATGATTCGTGTTCGCATTCGGGGCGGGAAGATACAAAGACGTAAAAAGTTGTCAGCAGTAAAAGGTTATACAACAAGAGGTGGCAAGTTAGTTCGTATGTCACCTGTTGAACGTAGAAACCGTAAAATGGCATCAAGAAGGTCTAAGTTTAAAAGACGTGCTAAATTAAGACAGGCACTAAGAAAAAGAAAAATGTCTTTAAGACGCAGAAGTGCAATGGGATTATAAATGAAACTCATTAAAGAAATTACAGAAACAGTCAGTTATCTGGTAGAAGAAGCCGATGGCAAAAAATCTTTGCATATCGAAGGTCCTTTTTTAGTTGCGGAAAAGAAAAACCGTAATGGTCGTTTGTATGAATACAATACGATGAAAAAAGAGGTTGCTCGATATACAGAAGAATACATCAATAAGCACCGTGCTTTTGGTGAATTAGGCCATCCTGAAACACCAAGTATTAATCTGGACCGTGTATCACACATGATTACATCATTAAGAGAAGATGGTAATACATGGGTTGGTAAAGCAAAAATTTTAGATACTCCTATGGGTAATATCGCCAGAAGTCTTATTGAAGGTGGTGCTCAATTAGGTGTATCTTCAAGAGGTATGGGCTCGTTAAAGAACGTTAATGGAGTTAATGTCGTTCAGCCCGATTTTTATCTAGCCACAGCGGCAGATATTGTAGCAGATCCTTCTGCACCTGGTGCGTTTGTACAAGGTATTATGGAAGGTAAAGAATGGATGTTAGTCAATGGTGTTTGGACCGAGGTCGAATACTCTCAGGCGGTACAACAAATCCGCCAAGCTTCACGTAGAGAAATCGAGGAAGTAAGTCTGCACATTTTTGAAAACTTCATGAAAAAACTTTAAATATAAATATCCAATATAAATCAAGGAGATTTTTCAAAATGAAAAAATTTAATCTGTCCGAAGCCGCTAAGCAAATTTTGGTTGGTGAAGGTGCCAAAGAAACGTTTGATTCAAACATTTCGTCCAAAGCAAGTGGTCAAGATAAACCACAGAAATTAAACTTGTCGGTTGGTTACGGCACCAAAGACGCTGGCGAAATTGGTACGAAAGTTACCAAAACAAGCGATGCTGGTCCCACACCAACAAAAGGTGTTCCTACAGCAACACCTCCTGGCGCAACACCTCCTGTAGGTTCTGAGCCAATGAAAAAGTTAAAAGGTCAGCCTGCTGAAGATAAAGCTGCTGAAGAATCTGATGTTCAAGGTGGTGAAGATTCTTACGAAACAATTCGTGACCGTAAACCTGGTATTAAACCAAAACAAACAATGCAAGCCAATCCTGGCGCTACATTCCAATCTTATGGTGAAGAAACTGAATCTGATGAAGAAGTTATTGCTGAAGCAGAAAAAGAAGAAGGCCATGAAGATGAAAAAGAAGATAAAGCCATGATTAAAAAAATGATGAAGAAAGAAAAAATGAAAGAAGATTTAGACGCTCTTTTATCTGGTGAGAACCTTTCTGAAGAATTTGTTCAAAAAGCTTCCACAATTTTTGAAGCTGCCGTTATTGCTCGTGCTGAAGAAGTTATTGCTGAAGCCGAAGTTGCTTTACAAGAACAATTTGAAGCCGCAGTAGAAGAAATCAAAGAAGATTTGGCCGCTAAGGTTGATGACTATCTCAACTACATGGTTGAGGAGTGGATGAAAGAAAATGAAATCGCCATTGAAAAAGGCCTCCGGGCTGAAATCGTGGAAGACTTCATTACAGGTCTCAAAGGTTTGTTTGAAGAGCATTACATTGATATTCCTTCCGAAAAAGTTGACGTTGTTGGTGAGTTAACTGACAAAGTTGAGGAACTTGAAGATGCTCTTAATGAACAAATTAGTAAAGGTGTCGAGTTAACCAAAGAGTTAAACGAACAGAAAAAAATTGAAGCCATTTACACAGCGTGTGAAGGCTTAACCCAGACTCAAGTAGAAAAATTAAAATCACTCGCAGAGGGTGTGGAATTTACTACTGAGGAAGAATTTGCTACCAAACTTTCTACTTTGAAAGAATCATATTTCAAAGCTGAAGTTAAAGTTGCAGACAATTCTTCACTAGACGATGAAGTTCAAATTGAAGAAGATAAGAAGCCAGTTGCTTCTTCCGACCCAATGATGGAACTTTATTCAAAAACCATTTCACAAACTTTGGTTAAGTAATTAACCATCAATACATAAAAAAAGGACTATAAAATGTATTTGACAGAAGAACTACAAAAGAAATGGCAACCTGTTCTCGAGCATCCTGAGCTCGAAGCGATTGCCGATCCTTACAAGAAAGCTGTTACAGCTCTTGTTTTGGAAAATCAACAACAAGCTATGAATCAAGATCGTATGGC